CACGACAAATCCATGAGGCTTCTCTAAACGAAAGCGATAACGTTGTAGAAGAAGAACTTGAGGAAATCGAAGAAGCATCAGAAGAAGTTGAAGAAGGTTTTGATTTAGATTTAGATTCAGAATCAGATGAGATTGAAACAGATGCAGATGAGATTGAAAACGAAGAAATTTATGACGAAGATGACATGGATGACGATGAAGCAGTTGATGACCTAGAAATGGGTGATGAAGATGCTCCAGAAGGCGACATGGAAGACCGCGTAGATGATTTAGAATCAGCACTTGCTGATTTAGAAGCAGAATTTGAAAAAATTATGTCAGGTGAAGAAGACGACATGGAAGACGAAGGTGAAGAAGCCGACGCTGACATGGAAGAATCACTAGAACTAGACCTTGAAGAAGCAGAAGAAGTAGAAGAAGACCTAGAAGAAAGTGATGAAACAGAAACCGATTTAGAAGAGTCAGAAGAAGACGAACAGTTAGACGAGTATGTAACTCCAGTAACTGCTTCAACTGGTGATGACGGCGATGCATCAGCAAAAACAACTGTTAATGCAAACCCAAAACGCCCAGGCGATGACTCAAATGCAAAACCAGTAGGCCAAAATGATGGTAACACATCAGGCGGCAAAGGTGATGCACCAAAAGATATGAATACGAAGAATGTAAACGTATCAGGAAACTCAAAATCACCAGCAATGTCAGGTCAAACTGCCAAAGCAGGCGATGATGGTGTGAATACAAAGTCAATCACATCATAAAACTAAAGAAACCTTAGGAGTAACCAATGACCGTTCTTATTGAAAGATTATCACACAATCAAGCGAATGTACAATCACGCATCGTTGAGAGTGAGAATGGTGAAAAGAGTATGTTCATGGAAGGTATTTTCGTCCAAGGCGGCGTTAAGAATGCTAACCAAAGAGTATACCCGGTGAACGAGATAGCGAGTGCAGTGGAAAAGGTTCAGCATAAAATTGCTGAAGGTTACCCAGTACTAGGCGAATGCGACCACCCACCAGAATTGACAGTCAACGTTGACCGTGTTTCACATATTATTGAGAATATGTGGATGGATGGTCCAAACGGCTTTGGTAAACTTAAAATTGTTCCTACACCCATGGGCAACATCATCAGAACACTAATCGAATCAGGCGCTACTTTAGGTGTCTCATCTCGTGGTTCAGGTGAAGTTGATAATAGTGGTAATGTGAAGAATTTTGAGATTGTCACAGTTGACATCGTGGCGCAACCAAGCGCCCCGGACGCATATCCAAAGGCGATATATGAAGGATTAATGAACATGCGTGGTGGTTACCAAACTTGGCAACTAGCACAAGATGTTCAACACGATAAGAATGCTCAAAAGTTCTTATCAAACGAAATAGTTAAGTTCATTAGAGAACTCAAACTTTAATAGGAGAACCAACAATGGCACAAAACGAAATCCTTGCTGGTCTTCTTGAGTCAGGTATACTAGACGAAAGTGCTAGTACACAAATATCTGAGGCTTGGGAAGCACAAATAAATGAAGCAAGAGAGGAGATTACAGCCGAACTGCGTGAAGAATTCGCTCAAAAGTTTGAACATGACAAATCAGTAATCGTTGAAGCAATGGACACTATGCTTACTTCAACAATCACTACTGAAATGGAAGAGTTTAAAAAAGACCGTGAAGACTTAATTGCAGAACGTGTTGCATATAAGAAAGCAATTTCTGAACATGCAAAACTCCTTGAAAAATTCATTACTTCTCAGTTAGCAACCGAAGTTAAGGAACTACGTGATGACCGTGCAAAAGTTAGCGAAAATTTAGAAAAAACTAAAGAATTCGTTGTTAAACAACTTTCACGTGAACTCGCAGAATTCCACGATGACAAGCGTGATTTAGTAGAAACTAAAGTACGCATGGTAGCAGAAGGTAAAGAACTTCTTAAGAAAACTAAAGAAGCCTTTATTAAGCGTTCTGCTGAATTAGTTGAATCAACAATTGATAAAGCACTACGTTCAGAACTGGCTGTTCTTAAAGAGGACATTCAAGCGGCTAAAGAAAACGAATTTGGTCGTAAGATTTTTGAAACATTTGCAGGTGAATTTATGTCTTCACAAATGAATGAAGGCACAGAAGTTGCAAAAGTAAACAAAAAGTTAGATGAGTCTGCTCAGAAAGTTGCAGAACTAGAAGCAGTGATTACAGAGAAGGAAGAAACTATTGCAGATGCTCAAAAGGCAGAGAGAGTACTACAAGACCGTATGGCCCGTAAGGACGTACTAGAAGGTCTTCTAGCACCACTTGGCAAAGAAAAGCGTACAGTAATGGTAGACTTGCTGGAATCAGTAAAAACTTCAAAACTTAAAACTGCGTTTAAAAAATATTTACCAGCAGTTTTAAATGAAACCGTTTCAACGAAAGAAGAAACACAAACGTTAACAGAAGGCAAAGTGACTGAACACACTGGTAACCGAGAAGTTGAAGAAACTTCAACGTCCGAGAGTCAGAGTGGCGATGCCAATATAATCCAGTTAAAGAAATTAGCCGGATTGAAATAATTAACCAGATACAGGAGATAAAAAGATGGAAAATCTTTTTGAAGGAAATAACTGGGACACAACACGTGAAACTCTTTTAGAAGGTCTAGAAGGCAACAAGCGTGACGTAATGTCATCAGTTTTAGAAAACACAAAAGTAGCACTTAACGAAAGTGCGACAGCAGGTGCATCACAGGCTGGTAATATCGCTACATTAAACAAAGTGATTCTTCCAGTAATTAGACGTGTTATGCCTACTGTTATTGCTAACGAAATCATCGGTGTTCAACCAATGACTGGCCCAGTAGGTCAAATTCACACACTACGTGTGCGTTATGCAGACACAGCCAACGGCGCAACAGCAGGTGCAGAAGCACTAAGCCCATTTGATATTGCGAAAGCATACTCAGGCGCAGCCGGCGGTACAGGAAACTCAACAGCGGCACTAGAAGGTGAAGCAGGCAACAGAATGTCTATTCAAGTTCTTAAGCAAACAGTTGAAGCGAAAACTCGTAAGTTATCAGCACGTTGGACATTCGAAGCGGCACAAGATGCTAATTCAATGCACGGCCTAGATATCGAAGCGGAAATCATGGCGGCTCTAGCAATGGAAATCACTGCTGAAATCGACCAAGAAGTACTAGGTTCACTAGAAAATCTAGCGACTCAAGGCGCTTCATTCGACATGTCAGGTTCATTCACTGGTACACCAACATTCGTAGGTGACAAGCATGCCGTACTAGCAACACTAATCAACCAACAAGCAAACCTAGTTGCGCAACGTACTCGTAGAGGCGCGGCAAACTGGGCAGTTGTTTCTCCAGCGGCACTAACAGTTCTACAATCTGCAACTACATCAGCATTTGCACGTACAACTGAAGGTACTTTCGAAGCACCAACTAATACTAAGTTTGTAGGTACACTTAACGGTACAATGAGAATTTACGTCAACACATATGCTGGTGACGATGCTCCAGTACTATTAGGTTATAAAGGTCAAGGCGAGATTGACGCGGCGGCATTCTATTGCCCATACGTTCCACTAATGTCTTCAGGCGTTGTGGTTGACCCAGCATCATTTGAACCAGTAGTTTCATTCATGACTCGTTATGGTTATGTTGAACTAACAAACACTGCATCATCACTAGGTAATGCGGCGGACTACGTTTCAAAAATCGCTATTCCAAACGGTACACTATCATTCACATAATTTTATAATTATTTTTGATAATAAAAACCCGGCATTTATGTCGGGTTTTTTAACCTCTGCTATTCCGGTTAAACAGATAAATAGACTATAGTACACAATAAAATCTAAGCAAACTTAGTAATTGGAAGAATAACATGGCAGAACAGATTAAATTCGGTGATAGATTATTCCTTAAAGGTGAGAAAGTATTACTTGACAATGGAGTCAGTGATGCTATTATTGAGTCGAGAAACGGCACTTTAGTAATCAAGGGAAATCTTACAGTAGACGGCACCACAACAACCGTCAATACAGAAGAAATTACATTAGCAGACGCACATATCTTGCTCAATGGCAACCATACAGGAACAGCATCAGAAGATGTTGGTATTGAAGTTAATAGAGGCACAGATGACAACGTTAAGTTCTCATGGAAAGAAGATATTGATAAGTGGACTTTATATGATAAAGACTTAACAACTTCTGGAACAGTGAGTGCTGTGTTTGTCGGAGATATAACTGGTAATATTACATCTACAGGTACATCTACTTTTTCAAATATAAATGTAGATGGTGGTAATGTCGATGGTACTGTAATCGGAGCAACTGTCCCTGCGGCAGGAACTTTTACTACTATAGCAGGTGACGGAACTGCAATCACCAATGTTCTTACAAATTATACAACTACAGATTTAGCAGAAGGTACAAATTTATATTACACGGATGAAAGAGTTGATGATAGAATTGATAACTTTTTTGATGCGTCATATGGTATAACAGCGACATATAATGATTCTGCAAATACATACACATTAGACTTTGACCCAATAAATGCTGGAACAGGAGTTGCAGTTTTAGATACAACGGATACTACACAAGCAAAATTTAGGACAGTAAAAGCAGGCCCAAATGGAGATTTGGCAGTCACACTTGACGGCGACCATCTTGTAGTAGATACTTCAGTTAAACTTAATACCTTAGAAAAATTTAGT